GAAAAACCGCCGGCGGCTCTGGGCGGATACGCGCGGCGGCTTCTCTCTAGTACGTATATATAAAGGGCTAAATATATATACTATAAGTTTCTTTTATTCAAAATATATCCTTCTCTGCCTTCCTGCGCTAATCCTTCCAGTCCTTCGATTCCTTCAAAAAGAATGCTACTCAAATTATAGACAAGATGGAAAACCATATCCATTCCCGTTCCTGTAACTTTTATAACATGCTCATGCCATGAATTTGTTGCCGGTTCTTTGCCGTTTAATATCAAACTTGCCATATAAGTTATATTTGCTATTTCACCGCTTTTAGTAACAGCAAAAAGTGAGATTTGCCGATTCATTCCGTTAGCGCTTACACGTCTAACAAGTCCATAAACGTATATTTTCCTGGTGTTTATAAGCTCTAGCGCGCTAAATCTTATTTTTCCGCCCTTGTCTCTTTGTACATGGTCTGCCAGTGTCATTCCGTTCCAGGTATATTCGTTCTTCTTTTCGTCATATTCTTCAGTTTGAAAATCAAAACCATATAACGAATTAAATAAACGTACTTTATTAATTTCTTTTTCTATTTGCTTTTTAGTTAATTTTGTTTTCATTGTATCCCCTTCAAATGTAGTTTAAATAATCTTTTAGCTTCTTGTATTCCATAACCCATGTATACCATTTTGTTTCCAAAATCGTTTGCGTCATGCAATATTAAAGCGCCATTTACTTTGTTTTTATATACACTAATTTTTTGTGTGCTTGATTTTTCCAGATATTCCGGATATTCCCAAAACGTCATGTTATTTCCTTCCTTTTTATTAAGTTTAGAATAAAACTTAATCAAGGTCAAGGATATATTTTATCCCCTGCCATATAAAAGCAATTAACAAAATAAACCCGCTTATTAATGATAATGTAATTAATATATTTTTCATTGCTTCCGTGCTTCTCTTTTCTTCTTTATGTCATCTAGATTCTTTTTGTGTTCCTGGTATCTTTTATAGTTATACATAATTAATTTATGGATCTATCCAATAAAACCGCCGACTTTTGATAAGCATACGACTTTGACTTAGTATCTCTCTAAATGTAAATACTTTGCCGCGCTAAAATCTACACCGTTTACAGTTTTATCTTGTCCCTGTCCTCCTCCTTTTACTATCTTTATTGCTTCTTCTTCTGTCTTTGCTGTTACTTTATGTGTATAGGTAACAGTCTCAAACACTAACCAATTATCCATATACTGTTATATCCTTCCCATCGTGACTAACTTCTGTTACGTAATAACAAAATCTATCTACGATTCCTACACCGCTAGTTAAATACGGCTTATCGTCTTCATCATAACGCTCTGTCCATACTGTATTAGGTTCAGCATGTGCCATCATTATGTCATAGTCTTCTTTATTTGTATTAAACCAGGTATATATCGGCGTACTATCTTTGTTGACGATTTGTCTTCCTGTCCCTGCCGCTTCTATAACACGTGGCTTATACTTCTTCTTCCATTGCGCGTATGTAATTACTTCGTCCATTAACAATCTCCTTCTCTACAACTAAAGCAAACTAATTGACTTCCGCAACAATCACAATACGCGTCTTGACACTCACATGTAATTACCGTGTCCATGACTCAACTCCATCTATTACAACTGTGGATAAACCTAGCTCTACACCTATATCTAATTCACTTAACCATGATGTACATTCATTAACAATACATTCGTTAATTACATCTACAATCGTATCCGCATTGTATCTTTTTTCTTTGTATATATATACGCCTAAATCATCTACTTCTATGCTATGTGCGTCCATAAAATCACTGTTAAGATTATTAACATCAATACAAAATTCTATATCACCTTTGTAAGTTAATAATTTTTCTTTATTATCTGGCATAGTTATCCTCTGTATCATGTATCGGGCAATAACACTGGTCAAATATTGTACCTTCCTGGCATACTAACTCACTGTCATACTTTATAGGATAATCATTATCCATTAAGAATCGCATAAAGCGTTCTGTCATAGAATGTATAAACTGTAATAGCCTATCTTCCATCGTTCTTCTCCTTCCGTAAGTTCAAGTTTATATCTTCAACTATATCTATATGTGATTTTAAATGTTGCTTCTCTGTTTGTAAAGCTCTTATCTTTTCTTCGATGTACAATCTCTTGTTATATTGTGATGTACCGTAACCAAAAAAGAATCCAAGTATAAAACTAAACAGACTTCCTACTGCTGTTAATGGATCTAGCATTTATATCACGCCGATTTTAGTTTCATAACTAGGTACGTAAGCGCACATAACAAAACTTTCTATGCTTTGTACATTATCTTTACGTAGTATGTGTTTGTTAGCGCCGGATAAATAGTTTTGCCATAAATACCATTTATTCTTCATGTACTTCCAGTTCATACGGCTATCAGTCTTACCTATTTTATTTACGTCATAGACTTTGCATGCCTTCATAAGTACATGCGCTGTCATTGATAATACTTCTGGTACTTCTTCGTATATAGATAAGTCTTCGTCTGTCCATATCTTATCAATTAACGTATTAACATTTATATCTTGTACTTGTATGTGTGGCTTTACATTAAATTGATTGTAATAATTTTCACTGTTGTCACTAAAGTCAAAATTAAAATTCATCATGTGCAATAGTTTGTAACCTTCAGTCTCATGTAAGGTATCGTAATCAACTGGTCTTATTACTCCATCTTCTTTGTAATAATCTAATGATTCATTAGTAGAATATGTTAAGTAGCATGTGCTATCTATCGTAGATTTTTTATGCTTTAGTATTTGTGTCAATACTAATTTTAATTGGTCAGCTCTTACAACTGCTATGTACTTATCATCATGCTGCTCTAGTTTTTCTTCTACATTATCCCATCTAAAATACATTTCCGGCTTGTATATCTTACCGAATCTAACTCTATGTGCTATATAAGAATCAGTTGCTTTTACTTCTAAGCTGTTACCTGGTTTCCATATAAACACTAATTTATGTAATTGTTCACTTTGGATACCTTGTGTAAACTCACATAAGTTTTTTAGTACACGTAAATCGCATGTATCCATTTTTATTTTTAATGTTGCTTGTCTCATACTTCGTTATCCGTCCCTCCTAATTTATTTATTTCTTTTAACAAAAATACAAACGCTCTTTGTATGCTGCTAAAAGATAATATCTCATCACTGTTTGTGCATAGTCCTTGCTTCTCCCAATCTATTAATTGGTTCTCTGCTTCGCTAATTGTTTTACACCTGGTATAACCAACGCTATTACCTTCGTATGATTTGATTAGTACAATTTTCATTTGTTATCTCCTTTTAATGTGATACTTCTAATACTTCACAAATCCTAATATCGCCTACAATATCATTTTCATAACGTATTAAATCTAATCTTTTTATTACTTGTTCTAACTCTAAGTCATTATGACTTTCGATTATTCCTTTATCATCAATGACTACTATCTCCTTCATATCGATTCCAATCTTATATCTATTTCTGGTAAATCGTTTTCACTTATGTACTCCCATAAAACTTCATTTATTTTACGTAATTCTTTTATGGTTTGCTTATCATTACTCGGCATTATTGCTCCTCATTTATTTCTTGCCTTGTATCTGCATGATTTTTAAATACATATCATGCGGCTTAGTGTCTTCTGGTACTGGTACTAAGATTAATGTTTCACTACTACTATTTATAATAGTTTGTCCTAGTCCGTTCTCGTCTACCCATTGGTGAATGTGGTCAAGTGCGCTATACGTTTTTCCGCAATCATCTGTCACAATATCAATAGTTAGTCTCTCTATTAATTGATTCATGTTATCTCCTTCCTAAAAGATATTTTTAATTATTTAACTACATAATGTAATTTAAGTCAAGCATTCCATCTATTACGTTTTACTATTTGTTTACGTTTATTATCTGCTTCGCATGGTAACCCATCTACATGGTGCATAAATTTTTGCCGGCATACTAAACATGATTCGTGTCTGTTGTAGTCATACTCAACTATTGCCATCAAGCTCTGTAAAGTTAGTGCTGTACGTCTTCCAATCTTATCTATATCTGTCATGGAAGCTGTGACCAAAATGGATCATCGTAGAATTTATTACCGACTTTAGTCTCAACTATTTCTACAAAGGTATCTAGTGGTAAGCATACAATTATAGGTACACCGTCAGGTTGTCTTCTTTGTCCGCCAGTTTTTACTAGCCGCTTCCATACTAACGCTGTAAAGTTCGACTTTGACTTCTTGATTGCCTTTGCTAACTCACGTGTAACATTGAGACTTTGCCTAGCTTTACACTCTACAAAAAACTCATTGCCATTCCAATGAAACAACACGTCACCTTTGTCATTCTTGCCACCTTCTGCGATACGTTGTCCATCTAACATTTTTGCTACGAATGTTTCTAGCTTTGTACCCTGTTGTTTTTGTTTGCTCATCACTCTTCCTTTTTAATTAATTTTCTTTCCTTCAATGCCTTCGGTGAGTTCAGCACACGTGCTACTGCTACTAAGTATGCGTGCATTTCACCACGATAAAACCTACCGTAGTCAAGTTGCACACCCCGTTGTACATATTGGTAAGAAAACAAATCATTAAAATCTAATAGCAAGTCTATATAACCTACACCTTTACTTGTAACAATTTCGACTTTGACTCCACCGTAATGCGGACAATCTTTTGTAGGTATGTTAGGTTCTAACTTTATAACATTTCTATATAGACTGTTGTGTTCTGTCGTATCACCAGGAAAAAAACCTATCCTATCTGCAGGTTCTATCTCTTCACAATATGTAATAGCTTCTAAAATACCATCGGACATGTTTAGTAAATCCCATGCAGCTTGTCCGCCTTTAGTTTTTAGAACGTCCTTCATACATTTAATTCTAGTTGTATCGCATTGTCCAGTCTATTTATTAATTCTTGTTTTTTTTCTTGATCGTTAAGTTTATACATACACAAGTTCTTTGCTTTGTGATAGTGTCCAGGTATCTTACATGGTGTACCTTCTCCACCTAATATGTAGTCTTCACCTAAGTCTTGTCGTATCTCTGATATACGATTACGTGCTGATACGCCTAGCTCATACAGTTCTCCTGCACAATGCCATTCGTTATCAGATAATATTTGTAGTATGTCATCTCGCATACTCATAGTATCTCCTTCCTATAACTTATACCATTCGTACTTTAACAATAATTCACTACCCATAGGTATGTCAACGACCGTATATACAAAAAATAATCTACGGTCTTGTACTTTTTTTAGATTAGGTGTGTCACTGTGATTTATAAAACCACCTAAAGGTGTGCGCACAATCTCATCAACGTGTGGATATTGGTCTAAGTCAACTTGAATGTGCGTAACACCTAAGTTAACACCTTTATCAATGTCAACTAATGTAAATAATCCGAGTCCATCTATCTTGCTTGGTTTTATTGTAAGGTAATCAGGTAATGGTTTATAGGTCACTTTGTAAGATCAAAGTCTTCGTCAGGATTATTATGTTTATTTAACATAACATTCATAACCATGTTCTTAAATTCTTCTGAATCTATTTTGATTCCCGGTCCGTCAAACGGATTGATTGGATCGTTTTGATTTTTTGCCATCTGCCATTACCTTCCTTACATTTATTCTTCGCCATCAACTATTTCCTGTCTTACATTTACAGGTATGTGTTTAGGTGCGTCTTCAAAATCTATGTCAACAAACTCACCGCTGCTTGTAATTTGTACTATAACTGTAAACATCAATCATCTCCTGCCCAATTAGGATTACCTCTGTATATATGTTTTTTAGAACGGCGCTTCGTTTTCTTTGATTTCTTCAACGTCTTTTGCCTTTACTAAATCTGGCATATACCATTCTTCTGGTGCCTGTTGTTCTGCGTTAAAACTTTCCATGTAATATACACGTGGTGTACCATTTTTACCTGCTTTACAATCTCTGTTTTTACACTTCCAATCAGGATAACGTGGTCCTATCTTGCCAGTTGCTTTATCTACTCTGTTGTCCCATAGTTCGCTGTCACAACTTATACACTTTGGTTCTACTGTACCTTTTGTAACTACTACTTTTTCTTCTACATCTACACCTATAGTATCTAACTTCTCTTGTATAGATTTACCTTCTAAGTCTCCGTCAGTTGTTGCACCTTCAAGTTTTTTTTTAACGCTAGGTGGAGGACTGTAAGTATTGCTATTGCTAGTTTTACTTACAGTCTTGGTAACCTCAATGTTGCCACTAAGGTTCTCCACCTTCTGCATTTCTGTGACTGATGGTCGCTTCTTTGCTGCGTACTTCCAGTTCGCCAAAGCTCTGCCTACTGAACTCGTCTCCCCGTTTTCTATCCATGAGGTTTGGTTTGCACCTTTTGGTCCTTGTTGATCTTGTGCTATGCCCGTTGCTACAGGAAACTCATCTTTAATATCTTTGTAAACTTCACACCTATGTATTGCATTTGTAAAGTCTGCGTTTACATGTATAATTTTTGTGTCTATACGACCGTTAGGATTGTCTTTCCAAAATTTTTTAAGTCTATCTTCTACTTGATCGTACTCATCTTGCCACGCCATTATATATCTCCTTCTTTACCTTTTGTTTTTAGTTCCTCTTTTATTTCATCTGAAACAGGCTCTAATCCATTCTCTTTAATTGTCTCCTTTGCTATGTTCTCCATAGCTATCTTCACCATAGCATTGTAATCAGACACAAATTTTATTGTTAGGTTTTCTACTTTTTTTGGACTCTGCTTTTTCATTATATTATTTTGTACTACTTCCATGCCGCCACAAGCATTAGCCATAGATATAGCCCACTTCTTTAACTCCTTTTGACTTGTAAATATGTTCATGTTCTAGTCTCCGCCACGTTCTGACGCTACAAATACATAATGTAAGACACCTGTAAACTCAAAAGTCTCTATGTATAGCCCATGCCTACGTAACCAATTACGTAAACCACTTATACTATCTATGTATGTTGGATTGCTTTTCCAGAACACGATAAAACCACGTCCTGTATTACCAACAGAATCAGATAACTTGGCAAACATACCATTACTATCAAATGTAGTATTAATTGCAGTCATTACTACCTCCAATATAATTATATACTAGATTTTACTGACACACCAGATTAAAATAAAATAACCTGGTGTCACGATAGAGTAAAGGAGGAAACCTCTATCAGTGAATTGATTGCACTTAATTATAGCATGTGTTATATTGGGAAGATCAGATAACATCTTAACGTTGTTATCTCCTTCCGAATGAGTCGGTCCTGTGAGACCGACTTGTTCATTTGTAGCGTTATTCTTCCTCGAACTCTGTATCTATCCAGGACACGTGTACGCGCGATCCATCATCAAGTATTATCCACGCGTTATCGTTCATACAATCTCTTTATTATTATGTCCATTCTTGTCTACAACCATTGTCATTATTCCCTGCTTAGTCTTCTTACCTGCTTGCTGCTCAAACCAAGTACTCTCATCTAGTGCAGGAACTTGTATCCATGTACGCCCGTCATGTAATTCACGATGATGATGGTAGTGACCTGTAACAAGTATACTACTAGCACCTGCATGGAAACCGCCGAATGTCTGGTTCTTCCACCAATTCATAAGTTTATTTTCTACTGTCCCACTGTAGCCCGCCAAATGTCCGTGCGTAAAACTCATGTTGGTGCCACAAACGTTTAGTGATAAGTGTGGTTCATCAGGTATTACAAACTTTATATGATCAAACTGTGGTTTGTCTGCAAATATTTCTGCTATCTGTTCAAACACTTCTATGTCATAGTTGTCCATCTCACCTGTAGGTGCTAAGTTTTTTGCAATCCTTTTAGTCCCATGATTTCCGGGAACTGCACCGACTACAACTACATCAAAATCTTTTGACCATTCTATTAATGACTTAGCAATTAATCTTCTAGCTAACTTCATTTGATTACGATAATCCAACTCGACTCCGTTAGGTCCCATTGCTTGGGGGTAGAAGCCAACGCAACCTTCGACGATATCACCAAGTCCTATGACTGTAAGCTGATCTAACTTGACACCTGCCTTGCGTAAAAAATTATATCTATCTCGTACTGTATCTATCTTCTCCAGGTATCTTTTTACTATTGCTTCTGTACCACCGCCATCTCTTTTACCTAGTTGTAAATCAGATATAGCTACAAAGAAACTTGCCTTTGGTTTTTTTATTTTAGGTTTTGATTTACGTTTGTATGATTGTATCCAGTTAGATAGTTTCTCATATTCTTTTTCGTCTATTGTATCTTCTGTTAAAACTATCTGTGCTTTGTATGCCCATGCTTGTTGCACGTCTCCTTTTCCCAAATTCATATCCCACGTGCTTACACGAATTGTGTCATTTAGGATAGAATATTTTTTAGGATCGAATCCCCACGACTGTAACAGCTCGTCAAACTCTGGGTTAGCTTGTTGCAATGCCCTTGTAGTTATCGTTCCAGTCTTTTTTTTGTAGTCAAACTTTACACCTGGTTCCCAACCATTAGGGTGGTTAGGTGTATCAGACTCCTCGTTGTGTGGTACGTCCTGTTGGGTTGTAGTAAGTTTACTTACTTGTGAGTTGTTTTTTTGCATACTCTTTTAGTATCACAATAACAGAACCACCACCTGCAATAGCTGCAGCTTGGATTGTGTTAATGTCTAAATCGAGTGCAGGACCTACAAGCAAAGCACTACCAAATGCTTCGATGAATGTCCATACAACTTTTTCAAGTAGTCCTTTGAGTTCATCACTCATTATTACTCCGTTCTTATATGATTCTTCCTCTTAACTTAGTCTCCATACGTGACACTTTTTCAAGTATCTCATCGAGTTTATCGTTATCGGAAGTCTTTTTAGGTGCTTCTGTAACACCATCGAGGTTAATGTGTGTGTATTCTATTGTTACTTTATCACCATTTTGTAAAGCATTTCTTACTTTAGGATACATCTTTTTGTATGCGTCGCCTGAACCACCGACAAATCCATCTTTACCTTTATCTAAATCTTGTTGTGTCTCACCAACTAGAAGACAACCTGCGGTGTGTTCGTCGGTATTCCCTGTGTGAATTAAGATCCACTCGAATCCTGGTACGTCTTGTATCCACAGCATACCTTTATGCCATGTGCTGCCATATTTAGCAACATAACGTTTATCAAAATTTCCTGCTTGACGTAGCACTACGTTGTATGAACCTAGTGGTATAGCGGTTTCAGAATGTATTTTTACAGCTTGTTCTTGATCTTCAAGAGTAAAGCACTCAAACACACCATCAATAAATAGCATGCCGTTTGTAGCGTCTTTGCCAAACTGCGTTCTAACTACTTGTAGTTTCATTATATCTCCCTGTCTTACTTTTTATTATAGTTAAGACATTGCAGATTTCTACACTTTATAGAAAAAGTTTTAAGATCAACTCGCATTGGTTCCCCACATCTGGGACAATGGACCTTCGTATAATCCTACCTGCTAGCTGCCCACATGTTGTCAACAAGGTTAGGATACTTACGACCATTAGCTTTAGCTCTAGCTTTTGCTTTTGCCTTTTGTGCAGGCGTTAGCTTTTTACTTTTGCCTAGACCTTTTGGTCTTGGTTTATCCCATACTGGTTTCTTAGACATGTTATTTACCTTTTTTCTTTTTCTTCTTCTTCTTCTGTAGCATAGCAAAGTCTGCACCGGTTATTTTGTTAAATGGTGGTGCTACGTTAGCTATTTTCTTTTGCTTTGCACTATAGTCTTTGTACGGCATTGCTTCCTCTCTACGTCCACTTAGTCTTGTTAGCCCAGAATGCTGCAGACATTTTACCTTTTGCAATATTCTTTGCATGTCTAGCTTGAAATGATTTTCTTCTAGCTTTAGACTTTGCGTCCTTTTTTTTACCTGCGCCGCTGACTCCTTGTTGCCCATAGCGGATCAACTTTATCTTGTCTCCTTCTTTAGCAAGGACAGCATGCGACTTTGTTGGGTGTTTAGGTGTTCTCTTTGGTTTGTTATAACCAGAAAACCTCTCACCTCTATACGTAATCATTACTTACCTACCTTTTTTTGTGCATTCTTATGAGCCTTACTAAACGACGCACCTCTTCTCATACTGTTGTACATATATTTAATGTGCTTTTTAGTATGATGTACAGAATGCTTTTTCATTGCCTTCTGCTGACTTTTAGTCAACTTACTAACATCTACACCTTTGACCTTCATTAGTAGCCCATCATTTTTTTACGCTTGGACTTTTTTTTCTTTTTCTTTTTTTTACCGTAATGTCCTGGCATTATTTACTTACCTTCCTAACTGGTTGTTTTTGTTCTGGTTCTTTACGCATACCTATGGTCAGTAACCATAACACTATACTTATAATTATAGCAATACCTACAATATCTTTTGCAGTTCCGGTTAATGTTAGCCATGCAATAAAAAATCCTAATAGTGTAAATGTTTGTGCTATTGTTTCCTTTAGCACTTCATATAACCACTTAATTATTTTTTTTATGTATTTCATATCCTACGTCTTATTCTAACTGGTACGACTTGCACGCTTGCTACAATTTGCGAAGCTATGATGACAGGAACAACAACTTCTTGTGCTTTTTCTTTTTGTGTAGATGTCATTGTGTCACCAATAGTTGTAAGATCTATTGCAGCTACATCTATATCTGTAAATGCACCTACTGGATCTGCTAAAAATTCTTCTGTTTGTACCTCTGTAACAACGTCAGCAAGGTTGTAATCTTCTACATCAGCATTCTCTACTGCACGTTCTACGTATTCTTCTACAGCTTCTGCAACTGCTTCATCTTCTTCTACAGCTTCAGCAATAATTTGTACGTCTTCTGCTTCGTCTAATTGTAAAACTTCCTGCACAACTTCTACTTGTTCTTCAGTAAGTTCTTCTTCTGACGCTATCTCTATAACTTCTTCTACGACTGCACTTACAACTTCAAGTACATCTTCGCTAACAGTTTCAAGATTCTCCACTCCGACTGTAGCAACTTCTTCAAGTATCTCCACAACTTCTTCTGTTTCAAGTTCTTCAACATACTCTTCTATAACTTCTTCTGTTATTTCTTCTTCAACTACTGGTAACTCTATTACCTCTTCAATAACTTCTTCTAATACTTCTACTTCTTGTTCTATTTGTTCTGTTGTTTTTTCCTCTGGTTCTGGATCTGGACCTTCATCTTCTTCTTTAGATTCCTCTTCTCGTTCCACGTCATCTCCAGGTACCTCTTCGTCCAACTCATCTTCTTCTTCCTCTATAATCTCTATCTCTACTTTAGGTTCAGGTTTATCATCATCTGGTATAACTATGATAATATCTTCAGGTATCTCAATATCGTCGAGATCAATGATCGGCACGTCAACAATATCCAGGTCTTCGATCGGTAGTACAGGTGGTAAAGGTTCTCCCTTATTTTCTCCTTCAGTATCTGTATCTTCAACGTCAATAACCACCGTAGGTACCACATCATCATCGCTAGGAAGCTCTGTTTTTCGTTCTGGTTTTTGTTCGTCATCATCTACCTCTATTATAACGTCTTCTTCGTCGGGATATTCTATAGGTAAAGTTTCTGGAATATCACAATCACCACGATCTATCTGTGCGTCTGTCATATAACAACCGTATGCTGCTTCGTTTGCAGCACGTTGGTTATCTCTATCTACTGTACCATCTGCAACTTGTGTAGGTGTATAGTTAGATACTGTGCCATCGTCCATAACAACTTCTACTTTTTCAGGTATTGTTGTAGGTGGTACATAAGGTTCTGGATCTGGTTCTGGATCTGGTTCTGGTGCAGGTGCTTGTGTAGTAGGTGGTGTAGTTTTAGGTGGTGTATATTCTGTTGTTTCAAAATTATTAGAGTCTGAATCTGTACATGACTCACCATTTTCTAGATCGCCACAAACAGAAAAGGTCCAATAAAATGTACCTGTTTCTATATACTCATAACCTAATGTATATTCTCTAAGAGTTGTATCGTCTATGATTACACGTGTAAAGTTTGTATTGTCATAGCTGTAGTTTATATGAAATGCGTGTGCGTCTACATCACCGTCTGCATACTCCCACTCAAAAAATACATCTTGTCCTTGATAGTTAACAGATACATTTATTGCATTGTTAGGTGTAGGTGGTGGTGCAACAGTAGTTGTAGTTGTTGTACTTGTATCATTACAAGTTGTTTGTGGTAAACCATTCCATACTAAATTTACAAAAGGTAACTGGTTAGGTATATCTATATTCATTTGTGCTGTTAGATCAGAAAAACTATTATCTGTATCGTTATCTGCCCTGATCTTTACTCTAAAATTACCGTATGGATTCTCAAAATATGTTTGTAAATCTGACAAAGAAAACGTATGGTAGTTCCATTCTTGATTACCTGTATGACCAAATGACGTACTTACGCAAAAACTACTTGTTGTTACGTCATTATCTATGTCAAAAAATATTGTGTATTTCTCTGGAGGACTATCTTCAAATCCATCAGATGTAAATATACCAATAGTTATATCACCAGTTGTAGTGTCTATTGCTAATGATTGATTGTATGGTGCCTGTGTAGTTACATGATATGCAAAGACAGGTACAGGTACGACTAGGAATATAACTAGACCTAGTCGAACCAGTGTATTAAATTTGTGAAGCACGAAACTTACTTAGTTCCGCAACAACCACCGCCACAACATTCCATAGCTATACCTCTCTCCCGTTCATATCGTTATGTGTTTTACTATCGAGGATACCGAATGCTTGATTGACTTCCTCCATTGTAAGTTGCCCATCATTAAGATATTTTCTAGCAAGTATCTCCAGTACGTTAGCTACGCCTAGTAGTCCGGCAAGTAGAGATGACTCTAGGACATCAATTCCTACAAGACTACCTGCACCGATAACACTCAATGCTTGTGCTATAAATACAGCAATCATGCGTTTTGATATATTCCAGTACAATGCGTAACCCTTCATCATTACATTATACTATTTAGGAATGCAGCACTAGACGTAATTGCAACGAGCCAACCTAAAATTTCTTGACGTGTAGGAGACTTATTTATCTTCTCATGTAACTCATCAATACGATCATTAGCTTGATCTATGTCTTCTTTTATCTGTTGTAGGTATTCTTTTGTTGTAAAACCGTTAGTACTCAATTACTTGATCCAGTCCCAATCATCTTCTTTGTAATGTTCTGGTATTTTTGGTTCTGCAAAATCTTTAATCCAATCTAAAAATTGTCTAAAGTAATATCCAAACAGCAATCCTATTAAATAATCCATTTGTGAATTGTATCACAAAATCTATGAACCAATACCGTAAATTGTAAAGCGACCTGTTAAGAAATTGTTATTACTTTTTATACGGAAAAGTAAACCTTTATTTAGACTTGCAGATGTCATAAAGAAGCCACCAGTCTCTGTATTTACTTTACCGTCTGCGTCCTGGAAAACACAATCCATGTGTCCTGTAGAAACTTTTGTTGCGTCATTAAAATCTTGTAGTAAAAATTCTGCACCAAACATTGCACCTGTACCAGTGCCTGTCGTTCCTATTTGTATATCATCTGTGTTTGTATTCTTTACAGTTGTTTCTGATGTGCCTTGTGTAGATCTTTGAAAAGAATAGCTGTAGTCAGAAGCACCTGTAATTTCTGCATTAGATGAATCTAATAAATGTAATTGTATTTCATCTGCAGAATCATTTGTTACACCGTCTAAAATAACCATATAACTATCGTATGTGTTATTCCAATTAGCACCACCTAATGTAACTGTAGCTGTACTACTTGTTACTTCTACTGATTCTATAAGTTCTAATTTATTTGCACTCATGTATGTTTTATCCCGTAAACTGCAGCGTGTATTTCGTCAAACGTATTACCTGCTACTTCTATTTTTAAACCACCTGCTGCTACTTGTGACTTTACCATAGTACCAACCTTGTTGTAACCGCCTGAACCTATGCAAGCTGCCCATATATATTTATAAAATGTTGTTGATAATGGATTGAATACTTTTAAATGCGCAGAAAAATGATTACCACCTGTAGCTAATACATTTAAAATACTGTTGTCTTGATCAGCATTTGCATTATTGTCTGTAATGCTAGATCCATTTAATTCAAAAGATGTAAAGTCGTATATACCTGTAGAAAACTCTGCACCTGCTGCTGTTAAGACTTTAAATTTTGGTCTTTCTGCAGCTATGTCTGATACACCAGTCATACCACCTCGTATATATACATTATAGAAGTTATAGTCTGCACTAAATATACTGCCTAGTGTAAGTGAAGTTGCACTAGAATCTGTGAATGTATTTACCTTTTCGAATTTACCTGCCATTAGACTGCAACTCCATACAAAGATAATCTTGATCCTGTAGCAAAACCATTAGTTGCAGTAGAGTAAAGATGTATGTCGCTTACTATACCTACAAGTTTAAAATTATAACCACCAACACTCTGCCTACTATTAGAAGCACTAGAGTGTGAGTTACCTCTAAACTCTTGTGTTGCACCTAATGTAGAACTACCTAAGTTATATATTGTGTTGTATATGTTAAAACTTTTTGCATTTGCAGGATCGTCAAATTGTTCACGTAAAAGGTGATAATTTTGTGTAGCTTGTCTTGTGCTTCTAGAACCTGATCCACCTTTTATCTGTACAAAACGATGTTCGTATGAATTACCAGAAGTAATACGTGATCCGCCTACACTGTACTGCATTCTGATTTCATACTGTGAACCGTCTGTACCATCTACAGCTAACTCGCCCATAAGAATATGTGTGTCAAATGTGTCAGCTTGTAACGATGAAAATGTAAACTCTGCTTGTGCAGAAGCTAACGTTTGTGTTTCTATTAGTGTAAGTTTGCCGTTGTCACCACCTGCGTCAGGTAATAAATCTATGTCTTCATCAATAGGATTACCGTCTATACCAAGTGTGCCACCTTCTTTAAGCATTAATAACATTGACATAATTAAAAGTATACCATTAGTTTAACCCGACAAGGTTACCTAAGTACAAGACAATATCACTGATTTGTGTATCAGATAAGCTAGTGTTGTATTGCCATATACCATTTATATCAACTGGGGAATGACTATAACCATTTCTTTCACTACCTTTATTTATAGTCATAGGTCCAGTAAAACCTGAATCACCACTGTTTACATCTTGTTTAGTAATTTGTGTATTAAGTGTGCCACCACCTATTGCGTTTCTTGCCCTTATTATGTATGCTGCTTCTGCTTGATTAGAAGAACTAGATCTAAAACCATGTACATACCAATTACCACCATTTGCTGCTGAACTTAACGTTGACGCTGTATTACCATTTTCATTTTCGTCTGGTGTAATGTTTGTGTTCATCACTCTAGTAACACCATCACCATGACCTTGATGACCAAAATGACTTGTCTTACCACCAGAGTTATATGCCCTTATTGGTGATCCTTCACCTGCTGCATTACTATCAGAAACGCCATCACCCCATCTAGAAATCCAAAACGTACTCTGGTTACCTGCATTTATTTGTATTTGACTTATTTCCCAACCATCATCTGTACCATCAAACCTGACTGCAGGTAGTGTTACAGCAGTACCACCTGAATATGGAACATCTGTAACTGCTGCTACATAAGTAGGTGTACCATCAACTATTTGCGTAACTGAATTACCTAAATGATCGTCCCATTGATTGCTAGCAGTATTCCAAGAACTAGCATGAAATATATAGCTAGGATCTGCACCTATGTCTGGTGGTATTAAAAGGTCTCTGGTACCTGATAAACCGAATCTGCCTGATCCAAATGGCATTTAACTAAAATCTTGTAATGAATTAAGAAGTGGTGTAGCACCGTTTACAAATAAAAATGTAAGTAAATCTACTTTGTTAGCACCAGTTGTCATAGTAAAACCTGCAGCACCTGGTGTCAATGCAGTAACATCAGATCCTCCATTTACCGTCACAGCATTTATAGCAACAGTTTTATCAGAACTAGCATGTTGTGTTATTTGTAATGTAAATGTTGATACACCTGATGTAGGTACATTTGTAAAATCTATATCTGTAATATTTTCTGTTAGTGTAATTACACCTGTATTACCATTTGCCATATTAATTGCTACAACACCACTAGAACTTGTAAGTGTTTGTGTAGTTTCTTTGTATGCTTTTAGTTCTTTGTTTCCTAAAACCATTGCAGGTGTTTCTAACAAGTCTTTTACAGCTGCATTTGTAGGTATATGTACATCATCATTTTGATTTGTAATACCTTCTGACTCTGTTGTAAGTGAGTCTGCTGCAATTTGTGATACTGAAATATCCCCAAGTGCTGAATTTATTGCAGAACTTTTTATTGTGCCTTTTGTACCAGAAGAATAATCTGTATCTACAAGTAAATCTATTGCGTCCCATATATCTTCAAAATGTTGTTTAGTAGGTACAATACGTACTTTTGTGCCTGCAATATGTGCTAAACCACTTGTCTCTGCTGATCCATCTAAATATCTATTTGCAATATCTGTAGTAACAACTGTTGTAGATGTTATGTTACCGTCAACATATACGTATTCTCTTGCAGAACTATCGTCAGGATCTAACACCATATAAAAAGGTGCTTGTAATCCTGTTGTAGATTGTAAAAAGAATGTAAGATCTAAAGCATTTGCTTGACTTGTAAGCTGTGTTTCAAATGCGTTTACATTTTTTGCTTCCCATGCACCTCTAGTTGTAGGCATTATCCACCTCCAGGAGGATTGTCTTGTATTGTATTACCTGCAGCTACCCATTCTTGTACTAGGTCATACCATATACCCCATGTTTTATTTACAGGTATACATGTTCTATCGCCATTCTTAAATATTATATTTAATGTTGTTTGTGTACCGTCAGGATAGTAACCTTTTTCACAATAATCTATAAGTGCTATATCTTCACCCATTATAACTCCGCGTCTGCTATCAAACTAGATCCGTTATTCAAGACTAGCACACCACCATGACCATCTGGTTGACCAGAAAAGTCTGTTTCAAATATACCTGTACCAGGTCCTAAACCGTTTACACCACCTGTTTGATGGTTAAAACCAGGACTAGGAACACTTACTGTGTCAGTTGATCTATAAAAAGTTAACGAACCACTATTACTAAACGTTGGATCTGTACGCATAGGTGCTGCTATAGGTACAAAACAGTCAACAGCGTCTGACCTTGTTATTGCACCAGAAGCTATTATTTGATCTGCACCATTAGCATGGTATCTTTGATAATATCTTAAACATTTAGCACGTTCAGTGGCAAAATCTGTAACAACAAAATCACTAGCTTGTGGTCCTCTCTCTAATTGTACTTGTGCAAATTGCACAGAATCATTAGAACCACCTTCTAGCATTAAACGTATTTCTAAATAATGTGTTGTACCTTCATCATTAGTACCTGCTGTTTTACCTGATATGCTTGCAGGAGTAAATGTAAATGTTTTTTTTGTCCATGTATTCAAAGTTGTTGAACTTGTGCCTACATCAGTTGTTACTGCAGTGCTTGGTGAACCACCACTACCAAAGTTTTGTGATATTTGTACTTTTATGTTAGGTGTACCTGAAGATGATTTACACCAAAAACTTATTGTACATTGTGTAGAAGCAAATGTATCTACACCTTCTACTCGCTGTGCAATGTAATCATTAAAACCGCTAGTTGTACCACTGCTTTTAGATAGTGATATAAAATGTTTTGGATTGTCAGGAACATCAGTTTGTCCTAATGTAAAGTTACCTTGTGATACGGAAGTACTACCAGTCCCAGACTTTTGTAGTCTCCACCTATCTGCTGTATAACCATTAGCAGAAAATGATGTACCTCTTTGCCAAACACAAAAGTTACCATTTATAATTTTATTTACAACACCGCCACCAAAACCAATAGCTTGATTACCTGTAGCAAGTTCTATATCGCTGTTAATTGTTATTTTAGATCCTGAATTACGTTCGCTTATAGAGTCTGTTTGTATACCGTTTTGTGCAAGTATTTGATTTGTTACAGTTAACTCATTACCTATTGTTACATTTTCAGGTTGTGATACTGTAAATGTATCTCCTGATAAACCAACATCTATTTCATTAGCTGTTCCTTGTACAGTCAATGTTTCAGTATCTAAATCTACTGTGCCTGTATTACTACCATCAGATATATTTAAGTCATCATCTATATCTTTTGCGTCTACATACGCTTTTGTTGCAGGTTCTTGTGGATTTGTAGGATCAGGTACATTACTTAAAACTTGATTGTTTACATCTACAGGTCCTGCTATTTTTATAGACTCTGCTGTACCACTGCTGTAATCAACATCTACTACTTTACCTATTGCATTCCATATATCATCAAAGTGTTGTGACATAGGTGATATACGTACACGATCACCAGAGCTATGGTCAATACCAGAACTAGCTGCTGATCCTGCTAAAAATCTATTATCTACTGTTGATGTAGTCATTGTTGTAGATGTAATGCTGCCGTCTATAAATATATATTCTCTTTTACCTGCGTCATCTGGATTAATAACTATGTATACAGGACCTGATCCTGCAAGATTACCAGTAGAGTTTACTGACAATGTAACATCAGTAGAGTTAAATACAGAAGTTAACGTAGTTTCAAACGCGTTCTCTGTAAATGCTTTTGCTGCTTTTCTAGTATCTGCCATTACGATCCAAACTCATATATACCTAGTTCTCCTACACCTAGTACACCTAATGATGTAACTTCATCTAATGTATTTGTTACCTGCTGTCCACGTACTTGTATTGTACAAAATACTGTAGATGAACCTCTCTGTACTATTTCAGTTACAGGTAACGTTACATTCTCTAGAATACCACGCACAATTAAATCAGGTCTAAAAACTTTGCATGTTACAGATTTACCTTCTAATCTTTGTAAAGTGTTAAATAATTTAGCACCGGCACCAGGTATAGTCTTACCTCTCTTACCAGGTCGTTCTAATTTATCTGACACGTTAATAGGTAAACGTAATATAACGTCTTCCGGTTCTGGGAATGCACGTACAGCAAAAGAATAAACTTCTGGTGTATGTGTTTTACCATCATTAGAACGTAATGTTATCTTAGGTATAAACCATCTAGCAACAACGTTTTGTATTGTAACTTCGTCGCCACCTTCTCCTTGTTCTAAGTTCTGTATTGTTGCATAGTTTGTAGATGAAGGTGTAGTCAAATCATTTAGATCATTACTAAAATCAGTTTGTACAGATGTATTGTTACCTATTGTATCTACATAAAGTCTAGATCCTACCCATTGTTTTGGTTGTGATGTAAAAAAGTCACCAGCTGCCATGATTAAATAGCCGTCTTGTACATAAGTGCTTGCTTCTTGTACTAGACCTACACCTGCTACTAGAAAAAATAGTTGATCTTTAGCAACAACTATATCTAAAACTTTACCTGCTGTAGAAGTAACAAAATATTTATCTCTAGCATAACCTAATGTTGGTAAATATATAGAATACAAATGTGTCTCTGTTGCACTGTCTATAACACCAAAATATACCTGGTCTCTTGTTGCGTAAAATTTTTCTGGTGAATGATCTAGTGTACTGTCATCAGCACCAAACTCTTTTATAAGTTGTCTGTTAGATACATTATACAAATTAGTGTCATTGCTTAATACACCTCTATATAATCTACCTACCTTACCACCTCCTGATGTTGACTCTGCTGTAGAAAAGAATATTATACCGTTAGACTCTAATACATCTACAATCTCCTCGTTTTCTATATATGTTTGTCCTGCTAGTTCTAATCCGCTAGAACCTTCTTTTATAGAATATATATAACCACCATCACTTGCAGCTAATATAACTGCACCTGCGTCTTCTACAGCTGCCCACTTCTCACCTGATGGTAAATCTTTTATTAATGTAGGTGTACCTGTACCTGCAAGTTCATATAACTTACCGTCTGCTTCTGCTGATATAATAATATTTTTTACAGCAAAAATTTGTTCTATAACTCTTCCAAATAATGTGTTTGTGTAATTAGAAAAACTTGATGAATCTGATAAATCTTTTTGTTTTACTACAGAGTCAGTACCATCACTATAAACTACATATAAAGTAGAACCATCTAATGCCATATCTTTTACAGTATTTGGTGATGAACCATTAATATATGTTGTTACACTTTCAAAATTATTTGACGTTATAAATACTTGGTTACCTCTACCTAAAACTATAGTATCTTCGTACTCAACCATACATTGGATTGCTTCTGTACTTGCATGTGCAGCTACAGCTTCTGTTTCTTTATGTAAACATAAACTATATGCGTCACCTTTTTCTCCTGCATTTTTAAATACATCTACACCTTTGCTATCAAAAAATCTCCTAAAATCATTAGGTGCTGCATTTCTTTGATGTGCCTGGTCCAATCCTGCACCACCAGTAAAATCTGATCTTGCATAAGTTTGACCAAACTCTGCTCTAAATTCTTCTGGTGTTTGTGCTGTGTTAATCTGTTGCGCAGCTAATGGTGCAGTTGTAACACTAAGTTCTCTACCTGGTGCTACAGCAAGTCTAAGTAGTAAGTCTGTAGTACCGTCTGATATTTGTGCCTGGTATCCCCATGCTAATGCCCTGTCGACATTCGATGTATTAGGTATAGGCATTAGGTAAAACTAATCCCGTAAAGTTCTACACCTTGTGGGAATCTTGATCTTTGTTCTCTTCTTGCTCTGTCTAGTAACACTCCGTAATATCTTAACAAAGCATTACGTAATCTCTCACCAGAACCTACAGGTATACCTCTTTGTTCTAAGTTTTCTGTTATAAAGTCTTGTGTTGTAACATCAACATCTAGTTCTGATAGTAACTGTGCAATAGCACCAACCATAACTATTTGTTCATGGAAATCTTCTAGACCTGATGTAGTGTTTAGATCTGTTGCTTCTGTTGTTGGTCTTGTAAATTTAGAAGCATATACAACAAATACACTTTTACCTGATGTAGGTGTTGATGGAAATTGTACAGCACATTCTGTTGATGATGGTGTAAAGTCTGTAAGTAATTCTAACGGTATATCACTATATACAGTTGTAGTAGATCCTGCAGTAGAATTATCTATCTTTGCTTGTAATATTCTTTGTGTACCTGCAGGCATTTCTACAAATTGTGTAGATGATGTTGTTAATGTTGTTTTCTTAACTGCATATAAAGCAGGAAACAAACCAACTACCTGGTCACCTATAGCATTTGCTACGTTGATTCTAGGATATTTTGGTTTAATAATTATATCTGTGCCAGTCAAATGTTCAGCAGCTGTAGAACCTAATCTACCACGCTCTACTGTAAGAGTTCTAGCAACAGTGTTAATGTTCTCAACCATGATAAGTTCTTGACCTATTTCTATAACAGAACCTGCACCAATTAATTCTTCTTCTTCTGGTGTTAATAAACCTGCTTGATAGCTAATAGAGGTAGCAGCAGATGTAAGACCTGTGCCACCTGTAATAACATCTGTATTAGCAACCTGTGTGAGAGGTTCTTGCTCTTCTACAGGTCTAAGATATTCTCTATAAGTTCTGTCTATAAGTTGACCAAACGTTGACATTGGTTCTCCTTATGCAGTTCTAAATAATAATTTAATTTTTCTGTCAGCAGCTTCTGTTGATCCAGATGTGATTCTAATAAAACCACCGCCTGCAAATGCCCAACCACTAGGATCGATTCTTATTGCGTCTCCTGCACTTACTGTGTAGGATACTTCGGTGCCATCTGTTTCTTTGATGTCTACAAAGTTTGTTCCATCGACTGAATAGTCAAATGTAACAGCAGTTCCTGTCATAGCTGACGGGAATACAATACCGCATAGTAACATGTTGTCACAATTTACTGCGTTACTGTTACTTGCGTCTTCTGATATATCAATTAAAGCTACTTCGCTTTTTGTTCTTCCGTACATTGTGTCCTTATTTTAACATACTCCAAAGACCGCTACGTTTATATAGCGGTCTTGGAATAATCTAATTAGTTGGATTAACCAACTACGTTGTCGATTGCACAGTGATATTGTTGTGGTCCGAAATCGAAAGCCATTTCCATATATACTGCTTTTGCAATTCTTGCTTGATCGTTTTGATCTAAGTCTCTAACAAACATAGTTCCATAACCTGGAATGTTAAGGAATACTGGTTTGACGAAGCTAAGGTCAACGATAAATGCTTGCTTAGAACCGGTGATGGTTCCTGCAGGCAAGTAATCAGATAATGCGAGACCTAATGATCCGAATGGTGTAACGATTGTATCAATGTCAACACCTCCAACATTTCTGTCTCTTGGTAGGATTCCGTAATTAACAGATCCGACTGTTGCATTAACTAATTCTTTGTTAAGATCCAACAACATTGTTGGACTAACAAAAAGAACTGGTTGTCTCATTGGCGCACCTGCGTCATAAAGAGTTTTCATTGCAGAAGCAATGATGTCCCAGTTGATTTTTTGTGCGGCAGGAGTACCTGCACCGTCGTCGTTATTTACAGAGTTACCGCCTGATAGGTCTTGGTGTTCTTTAAGACCTCTCATTTGACGATCACCTGATGTTCCGTCGTTATAAGCTCCATTAAATGCTTGGAACTCAACCTTCTTAGCTACTGTTTCCAGTACCAATTCCATCTGATAAGCTAACTCATCAGAGATAGGATTATTACCCTCTAAAGATAATGCAGGATCGGAGTTCTTGTAGTTTCCAGATAATTGGAAAGGTACGATTTCACCTGACGCAGCTTGTGCTGTATAAGATACTTGTGCTGCTTCATGGAAAATCTGAAGAACGCCCTGTTGTGCGCTTCTATTTCTACCTGAATAGTTAGGTGAACCACCTTCATCATCAGGAGTAACAGAAGTAATTGTTGCATTGTCTTGTGTTTGAAACTGGAAGAATGTACTATTGATAGCATTTCCGCCGTTCAATCCACCTGCTGCTGCTAGTAGAGGAGTTCTATGTGGTGTTATTTTAAATAGTTCACCAGTAAAATTATTAATATCACTAGCTACTATCGGATTTGCACCTGATATTGCACCCATTATATTTCCCTTCTAGTCTTGCGACTTTAATTAATTGCGTTTCTCTTGTTCTTGTAAAGCTAATTTTGCTCTAAGACTATCTCTTACTGACGTATTTGGATCAGAAATAATTTCATTAACACGTTCTGTAAAGTCAGGCGTTTTTATAGCTTGTGAATTTTGTTGTATAGCTTCTAGTTTCTGGTCACTTTCCATGATCTTCGCAGCAGCTACTTCGTTGTTCTGCTGTACTTCAGTATCAATGTTGTAAGTTTCCTTTAACCATGCACCTAACTCTGCGGTATCTGGTTTTCCATCATATAGATCGAATGCCATTTTACCTGTGCCAGAGGTAGGATCTAGTCCAACATCTTTAAACAAAGAAGTCTTTACGACACTCTTTAGTTCTTTATTCTCTGCTTCTACAGATTTAAGTTTGTCCCTTAAACCTTTTATGCCTTCATTATTTTCTGTATTTTCCATTACTTCGTTTTCGTTTGTATCAGTCATTGATATTCTCCATTTCTCACACTATTACACTTAACTCCAATAAGGTGTGGTACATATTGGGAGTGGTTACAGTATTTTATACATGTTGAATGGGCGCTGTAACATACGCATACAACACCTCTACGAATTTATTACGTGGACTAGACGTAGGAACCTAATCCAGAATTGTCGATCTATTATTTAGTTGGCGGATACAGACCACGCCAATAAGATTATTATAACACAAATAATCACTGCTAACGCATTTTTTCCTGGTTGTGTCAATTTTATTTTATAAGCGTCATTCCAAAAAGTCCATGCCTTGTCAGCAATAAAATGACCTTTTTTATTTCTAGCTCTTACCCATTTAAACACTAGACCTCCTCTAGTCCTGTGACACCTCTAGCAGTAACAGCAGCACCACCTTCTCTTGTAAATGCTGTTTGTGCTTCTGCTTCTAGTCTGTCTCTTATTTGATCTGCAACACCTGAACCGAATACTTCTGATTCAATAAACTCTGACAAACCAAATATATCTTCTCTACCTGTAAATCTTCTAGCAAGTCTTTGTAATCTAGGTAATTGTGTTTCTGCTCTAGCTGCTAATCTTTGTGCGCCTTCTCCTGTTAATCCTGCACTTACTAATCTTGTAGCTTGTTCTGTAGATATAGCAAAACCTTGTTCTTGTAATGCACCACCTATTTGTGCTACGTCAATACGTTGTTGTATAATTTCTTCTGATATATCTTCAGATATAAAACTAGCAAATATTGCTTCATCTGTTATATCTTCTGTACTAGGAAATACATCTGGATAGTTATTAACGTAATATTGTTTTACTGCGTCAAACTGGTTAAACAATGCGTTATATGCTGTGTTTAATCTTTCTTCAAATGTAAAAGGTGACACATCATTTTTAAATAATGTTTCTATTTGATCTTCAAAATACTCTGGATTTAGATTGTAGTCTTGTAATAAATTAGAATAATCTTCTTTAATTTTTACATAATCTAATTCTGGTGTTGATGTATCTATACGTAACGTTTTACCATCTTCTCTAAATATACCTGGAAACTTATCTTTATATGCTTGTGTAGTTCTTACAACTCTTATAGCTTCTTCTTCATCACCACCGTTTGTGTTAAATTCGTCTATAAATGTTGTTATAAGTTCATCACCTAACCATGAATAATTTTCTTTTGCAAACTGTAATCCATCAAATTCTTCTACAGGATCACCAGGTACAACTACTTGTGGACCAGGTAATGGTGGAGGTTGTCTATTAGCTAAGTCTGCTAATCTACGTCTCTCTTCTTCTAGTCTCGCTGCTTCTTGTGCAAGTCTTCTTCTCTCTGCTTCATTAGCAGCTTGTCTTGCTGCTTCTGCTGCAGCGTCTGCTTCTGCTTTTGCTGCCGCTTCTGCTTCTGCTAATGCTGCTGCAGCTGCCGCTGCCGCTGCTGCTTCTTGTGCTGCTGCTTGTCTATCAGCTTCTTGTTGTGCTAAAAACTCTCTACGTCTTCTCTCTGCTTGTACTGCTGCATTCTTTGCTGCTTCTTCTCTAATAGCACCTATATCATCACTAGCACTAAGTTCTCTTTGACCAGTTAGTACATCACTAGGTTTAAAAGCTCTCTCTATATTTAAAAATCTTTGTAATATGCTCATTGAAATCTACCTCCACCTGTTGCTCTCATACCTGCTGATCCAAAAGTACTATCTAGTTTACTTTGTAATGTATCTCTATATGTTTGTGTACCTAGTTTAGCTGCAGCTGCAAATGCAATATCTTCTCGTTCTTTTGCGTCATTTGTTGCAAAAAACTTTTGCCAATCATTTGTAGTTTCATCAGGCATTTGTCCTGTTATAGATTGCCATTCATTTCTAAATGCACCTGCTGCAGTTTCATAACTTTTTACATTAGTACCAGAAAATTGTGAATACTTTGTTTGGAACGCTGCTTCTACCTGTGGTATAAATACTTCGTTATACCATGCAGGATTAGCTTGACCTTCTTTTACAATAGCTTCTAAATCATAATTTTCACTAGCACCAGGTCCAAGAACACTATCTATTTCTTTTGCTAAACCTCTAGTTGCAACAATATTGTCAAATGATTGACCTGTAAGTACAGCTTGTACTTCTACACTTGGTGTATATCTTATCTGATCGTTTATCATTTTATCTAATATTCTGTTTAGTTCGTCTTCACTAGCTATTGTGCCTTTGACAAACAGACTTGTAAGTCCTTGTACTACATCTTTATTTATTGTTTGTACACCTCTACTAATCATGCCATCAACAATACTTTGTTGTGTAGATAAAGATTTTTGTGCATATTGTGCAGGATCACTTGCAAATAATTCTGCTGCTGCTCTCTCTGTAGGAGTGTGTGTTTGCCACCATGTAGTACGTTCTAAGTCTGCTTGCCTGACTGTCTGTCCTTCTAGTGCTGCTTCTATTGCCACTGCTAAGAAATCTAATCTACCATTCTCGTCTTCTGATAAAATCCATTCACTATATTTTGCTTCTTCCATAAGTGCGTTAACAAGATGATCATAAGGTTGCGCACCTGCTTCTGCTGTAGAAAACAATAATTGATTAGCATTACCAAAATAAAAACTATTTTTATATGCTTCTGATGTTATTGCAGTATCACCTTCTACAATGTTATATTCACTATCAACAACAACATTTGCTACTAAATTACTACTAGCTGTTTTATCTTTTATAGCGTTATAATCTGATATATCATAACGCCATGTAAACGCACCGCCTGTACCTTCAAAGCTAGGTAACTGTGCTACTAAATAAAATTTACTACCAAATTCTGTTATTTCTTCCCATATCTCAAAATCTTTAGAGATAGTGTTAATTAATTTATTTTCTGATTTATCTACTACTGGCATTAATATTTCCCACTAAATGTCCTTATAATTCTATCATACATAGGATCTCTCTCTGTATCTTTTGCTTGTTGTGTTGTTAATGTTTTACCTACTTTATCTGGCATAGGTATTTCACCAAAACTTGCCATATATGGTTGGTTCATATCTGTATCGCTTTGTAATGCTTTACCTGCTTTGTTTAACACAATATCTGTTGGAGATACAGCTTCTATCCAATCTAAAGTATTGTTAACACGACGCCAGTCATAGTCATAATCTTCTATTTTTATGTTATAACCTGCTGCATTTGCCATAGTTTCTAATATATGGTTTGCAGAGTTCTTTACAATTTTGCCTGTGTCCGGTGCAAAAGCATACGCCAATCCACCTATCATAACTAATGTTTCGTAATAGTCTAATGCTTCCATCATTGCTGCACCTAATGGTCCACCTGCTAATGGATTTACCATGCCTAATCTTTTACCTATATTTTTACCTTTTCTAAATATTCTACGCTTTGCCTTTTTCTTTTGCTCTTCATTAGCTTTTAATGTATCAATTACTGCATTTTCTATAGTGTATAAATCATCACCTTTTATTGCAGGTAATATAGCTTCGCTAAAATATTTTATTCTTGCGTCAGCTGTTGGTTTATAATATCCTCCTGTTTTTCTCATACCTTCCATTGCATACTGACTATTGATAGTATCTGCTATGTCTGCAGTATTTATAGGATCTGTTAAATCTAAATCTGTATATATTTTTGCGTCTTGTAAATAGGTCCTTGTTTGGTTTTGATCTACTTCTAATTGAAACTGTACTTGTTGTTCTGGTGCTGCGAATTGTATATCTACTTTGTCATCTTTTAAAATTATGTAACTTGTACTGCCATTATCTTCTACTACATTTTTATAAGCAAGTAAATCAGCGTTTACTTTATCTTGTAAATATTTACCTGCAGAGATTGGTTGAACACCTGCGTTGTTTATAACTGCTTGTAAAGGTATACCATTCTGTATTTGTCTTGACATATTTGGCGTCATCTCTAAAACAGCACCTACTTTATCAAATTTTACATTTCCTTCTCTACCGAATTTAAACAACTCTATATTGTTTGCTGCGTTATCTGCGTCGAGTAATGCAAAATTTGTACCGTCATAAACTAACAACTCGTTAACAACTGCTATTTTAGGATTATCTTTTATTGTTACTTCATACAAATAATCATTTGTAAAATTTTCTGGTACATCTATTTTTGCTGCACCTCTTAAATAATCTTGCACTGTGCTTGAAGAAGCTATGTCTTCTACTTCACCAATATCATTCATAATAAATTGTGCAAACTCTGTAGTGTCTTCTAGTGGTGGTCTCATGCCCATCATGTAACTTCTCATGTTGTCGTCACACCAATACAATCTCATAGTCGGTGTATCACCGTCCATGTAACCAATAATACGTAACTCATGTGTGTAATCTTTGTCTGTTGTTACTTTATAAAAAACAGAATCTTGGTAAAAATATGGATTCTTTAGATCTTTGCTTGCTGCTTCTTCTGCTGCTTTTGCAAAGTTACTGTTGTAATCTAATTCTTTATCTACGTATGCTGATATTGTATCTCTAAGTTTGTTCCAGTTTGTACTACCAAATTGTCCTGATCTTCTATCTAAAGCTGCTTTGTATGTGCCAACATGAAAACCACGATAATTAAAATCAAGGTCTTGTATTATGCCAGGTGAACCATGATATAATTTTTTAGGTGGCGTTGTTTCATCTATAGGTAATTGTTCAGTCATTGCCAAACCACTTGTCAAACTTTTTAATAATAAAATCTCCTAACACACCATGTTTAGGTGGTTTCTCTCCTGGTTCTAGTCCTAGTAACTCATTTACTTTATTTTCGTATGCAATACCTAGTTCTTCCATTTTTGCAAAAAAACCATCTAGTCTATCTTTTTCTTGTTTAGGACTTGGTGGTATATATATATCAAAAGGATACCCTGCTTCTGTTTTGCCAGGCATAGTTGTTGGTGTTGTGCTTGGTAAATTAACTGGACCTAATGTTGTAGGTGTAACACTATATTGTGAAAAATCAAACAAAAAATCTATTTCGTCTGCAATTCTATTTTCTAATCCTGTCATAACATTAGGATCACTACCTGTTATAGTTTTTGCCATTAATTTACTTATAGTTTCTTGTTCTCTGTTACTTACTGCTGTATAAAGTTTTTTACCTACTATCTCATTACCTCTGTTAAATGTAGCAATTACCATGTAATCAAACTCTCTTTGTGACAATGGTGTATTGTAATTTACCATTCTGTTATAAACGTTTGTTTCAAACTCTTGTAAATCTTGTGCTAATAATTCTTCTGCTTCTTCTTCTGTAATTACTGTGCCAGGTCTAACTGGTGTACCGGTGACATTACCTGT